TCATCACTCATTCGTGTCGTGAAAATGTCACCATTCTTCACCTTATCCGCATCCTCGGAATCTATCCACTTGTCATTCCTGAAATCGTACTCTTCTACATCTGAACCGTTTGACCGGAACACATTGAAATACAGCCATTCCTTACCTGCCGGTTCTCCGTAATAATCGTAATCTTCAAACTTCAACTCTTTCTTATCTGCCATCTTTACTTACCCCCTTCCTACTATATATTACCATATGGTAACACAAATGTCAATAGTAATATATAAATTTATTTACATTTTACCGGCTCTTCTGAACTCTTTCGACCTCCGGTCATAGCTGTTAATAGTTTCGATGCCCTTCGGGTTCTCATAATTATCATGCCATCTCTGAATCATTATATCATCCAACTCTTTCATCTTCTGAACCTTCTTCGGGTCATTTTTCCAATTCGCATCCTTTTTCTTCATGTCGTTCTGCTTATCATACTCTTTATGGTTCATGTTCTTCACAGCCATGCTCTCTGCCGAATGCACCTGAACCTCAACATTCCTACCGCTCGGCATCTCAACCGTTAAGTGGATTGCCCTGTATGTAGCATCATCATTCATCGAACCATCTTTGTTCTTGAATTTATTATCGACCTCAGTTACTTTATAACCCTTCTTCTCCAAAGAACTGATTAACTTCTTCGTTCCCTCGGCGATATTATCATTCGTGGTGATTGCCGTAAACCTTACCGCATCCCCCAGATTCTTCGCAACATCTTCTTCAGTTAAATCCGTTATCTCCGGGTGTTGGTCTTGAACATCCTTAAACTTACGTTTCGCTTTATCCTCAAGATGGCTTGCTCCCTTACAGCAGTTCTCCAAACCATCCATGCTCATACCGGCTTCCTTAGTGATAGAAATCATATCCTTTGAAATGATTTCACTATCCTTTTGTGCTTCATCGAAAATCTGTTGCATTTTTTTCGACTTCTTGCACTTATTATCCACCTTCGCCGCAAGCCCCGGAATTACCGCAATGTCCTTACCATGTTCATCCTTGATATATACAACATCGGAATCTTTCAGGTTCTTGACCGTGTTTTCCCACGCACCCTTCGGCAACCTCGGCGGGAATACTTCTCCGGTTTCCTCATCCTTTGTCGGTCCCTCATCCGCCAATGCCGTATCCTGTGCCACCGATAATGCCTTGGTATATTTCGCACCCTTTCTCAACTTCGGGAACGGATTTCCGCCCTTTGTTGCCGTGATATTATGTCTTCTCTCTATCTGCTTCGGTGCGCTTTTCTTTTCTGAACTCTCTCCACCAGACTTCGTCTCACCCGCTTTGGTTTTTTCTTTGCCTGATGCACCACTCGAACTTCCGCCGCCCTTCGGTGCGAACCGTCCATTACTCTCTCTCGGATGGTCATTCTCTGCCCAATCCGCCGCATCCATCCTCGACCAAAGCTCACGCCGTCTTTCCCGGATTTTCTCCAATGCTTTCTGAATATTCATTTTCATCCTCCCTTGCGAAATGCTATCTTCTTCAAATTCTTTATCAGATAATCCGGGTCAACCGTACTGTATAACATAAACTCTTGCCCTTTGAAAAAACGCTCTATCGCATCCGCTTCTGATTCTTTCTTATACCTTAATGCTCGTATATAATCCTTTGCCGCTTTTTCTATGATGCTATTAGCTAACAACTGATAATTCCCTATGTTATCCACTGCCTGACCATTCATATATATCCTTTCAGGTCAACAAAAATAGCGGGTCACCCCGCATACTCGACATCATATTCACCTTTTTTAACGTAGTTCAACTCACCCGGGAAAAACACACCATCATCATGCACATCCGCTTCATCCCGGTTCTTGTTCGGTGCAATCGTCCTCGGAACCAATATCTCGGATTCCCCATTTTCAAAAACGCTCCCGTATGTATCAATCGGTCTAATCTCGGCTTCATATATGACACCATTCGGGTCGTACGCATGACCCATTCCGACCTCACTGCCGGTAAATGTCTCTGCAACTTTTCTATCGAATGTATAAGACGAAAACTCAGATGCTTTCTTATATTCCTTTCCATTCCCACCACGATACATTTTTATTGGCGTTACCAGAAATTCTTCAAATGCTAACGGCTCCTTTTCATCAAGCTCACACTGGTTTTTGTAATTTATATACATGACATTGAGTGCGGCATTGTGAACTTCTGGACTTTGTGTCATCTGATATATAAGCCCCGGCTTATACTCGTGATTATATTCTCTGAACCATCCATCAACCGTTGACTGCTTACAGTTGTCATACAATATTTCATCAGCCTCGTCCTGTGTTATCTCATGCAACCCCTTCGTACATAAATTCAATCTGGTCTTATAATACTCGTCTTCTACCGCAACTGAGCCATCTCCACCATTATCTTCCATGTCATGATAAAGACTGTATAACTTACCGGGATTTCTGCGATTTCCAATGTTCTTACGGATAAAATCCTCCAACCCATCATCCAACGTAAAATCGTAATCCGTTCTTTCCGGTGTCATCTCTCCACTAATTTTAATATCTACGTCATGGTTGTCATTGTCTTCTATCCCTAACGCCTTTACTTGTCCGCCTACAGGTTTTTTCATATCTGGGTCTATCGGGATATGATTACCTTTAACAGTAATCCATTCCAATTCTTTAGAATCGAGGTTATATACTAATACTCCGTCAAAATTGCCGAGCCGATTCTCCTTTAATAACCTTTCAACAATCCCGCCAATCATTTTTGCTATCGGTCTTGGATTATCATTGGTTACATACTCGGCAAATCCTTCAGCCATTAACTCACTTTTTTCCGTTGCGTATTTTGACAATCCTTTTTGAATATCATCAAGGCTATACTTTTTGGTTACTTCTCTGAATACTGTCTCTTCTGGTTTTTCTATTTTTGCAAACGGACCATTCTTATCAAATATAGACTCCCAAATATATCTGGATACTGCATGACCGACTTCGTGTGCAATTACATGCTCTTCAGACCATAATTCTTTCTTTTTCCCACTTTCACGGATTCTTTCCTCCATCTGTCGCTTGTAATCCGTTTCTCCGTTTTCAAACAACTCCTTTGTGAGGTAAATCTTATGGTCATCACAACAATACAATCCGATAGCATCCGGATACTGTTTTCTCCCTATAAAATCTTTGTCAGCATACTCTACACCTTTCACAGCATCAGCAAATACTGGGAATTTCTTTGAAATCTTCTTAAACGTATTATTGATAATGTCTTTCGTCTCTCCATTGACTCTGACATCTATCTTATCCCAATCATTTCCTATAGCCTTTGGCTGTCCGCCAATCGGATTCTTATCTTCATCAACAGGAATATGATTCCCATTTACCGTTATCCACGAATCAGGCTGACTCTCATAATCCAACCTTATTTCATCTCTTTTGGCTTCGGCAATATACTGTAACAACTGCCCCGCCAAACTCTTCAATTCCTTATTTTCAGAATTGAGGCACATGAACAGACATTTGCAAACCTTTATAAAAGCCCCACGCCTCGATATTATCTTATCGAAAGCCTCTTTCTTGATTCTCAGAACCTCAAACGCCTTGTCCATATGCCCCCACAAAAAAAACGGCATCCCGCCGTCACTCGAATTGCTCTATATACGCCCTTAACAAATCTATGTCCGTGACCTCTTCGGGTTTCATCTCGCCAGTAAGTTTTCTTTCCAGAATACTGATACTTTCAATAAACGGCTCGAATAAATCATCACCGATTTCCCTTATCTCACCAATAGATAAGAACCTCGGATTGACCATCTCCAAATCGGTTGACTTCGGCTCACCTTCCCAATCCGTGCAAAGGAATATCACAGGCTTACCGCCATCCTCATTCTCTTCACCCTCACCGATTCTTATCAATGACCTCGGCTTGATTCCGAACTCTTCCTCAGTTTCTCTTACCGCCGCATCCTCAGGCTTTTCACCGTCTTCTATCCAACCACCCGGCCCACAGACCTTTCCATAATGCGATACGTTATGTCTCGTACCACATAACACCTTTCCATCCTTGACACAAATCACACCGACCGAATTTGGCTCACTGTCCTCATGTCTTTCCTCAACCTCTTCATGTAACTTCTCTGACTCACCAGTCCTTAACGGCTTCTCATACCCCGCTTTTTCTTCAGCACTCATATCCTGAGGCAACTTCGTAGCTACCGGAGCCGCTTCCGGTGCATTGCTCGAATTTTCAGGCGGTTCTGGCATCTCAGGCATTCCACCGGGCATACCACCCATACCGGGCATACCGCCCATCATTCCGCCCATACCTTCCTGACTCTGCGGAGCATTTTCCTCTAACTCTTCCTCGGTATAATCATCCAGAATAGTATCAATATCGAACTCTTTCGACTCTGCCAGACTCTTACGCACTTCTGACGGGTCAAGCACCTCCATCTGGACATATGTACTTGCCGTCTGTGCCTTGGTAGACTGCACCGCCGCTTTCTGTTGGTCAAGAGCTACCTGTTCTGTCTCACTCAATGACCACAACGGCGAGAACTTCACATTAATCGGCGGGACTTCATCAATCTCACCACTTGCAACGCCCGCCTGTAAGATGACTGTCAACAGATACCGAAGATTCTTTCTCAGCATCTTCTTCTGGATTCTCTCGACATAGTTGTAATAATTCTCCAAATCCGCTGAACCAGTCGAGTTCATACCCGCCGGTGACCGACCAAACAAAATGGTCTGCGGAATTGAAGTCAACGCTGACAGGAAATTACATGTAGTATCAATGACATCCGATACACCAGTAAAAGCGAATGTCCTGAAATCGTAATCCTCACCCTCACTGTCAATCGTGATGGAATTGAGAAGACCCCTCGCCATATCAATGGTCTGCAATCTTCTCAAGACCCGGTCTTCTCCGCCTTCCGTGGATAACTCCATCGCCAAATCTTTCATTTTATAGATTGCCTGAACCGACCTATCCAACAGCTTCGTGGCACTTCCGTGTGCGACTTCCGCATCCCTTATCGCCCTTCTTATCCTGATATACTCAGGCATACCCCACAACTCATAAATCGAGTTCGTGGTATTTTCCGGTAACCTTCCGTTCTGGAATACCAGACATCTGCTGTCATGTACCACAAAACTGCCATGCTTACTGTTTATCGTATACGTTTCAGGCATACCCAACCTCGAACCCCTTCTACCGAAAGGCTCTGTAGGGTCATAATCATACATCGACTGATAATCGGGTACTATGATTGACCTATCATATACCCTTATATCATCAACCGACTGAATGTTTTTCCAATCCAACGGCTCTTCAAGACTTCTTCCGTCATTAATCAACATCACCGCAATGGAGCCACCGAACAACCTCGCCCATTTCAGGGCTATCATCCCGGTTTCTTCCCAATCTAACTCATCCAACGCCTCCATTACGAAATTGATTATTTTATCGTCTTTTATGTCTTCTAACTCAAAACCGTGCTTTATCGCTTCCTCTGCGGGCGTATCAATAATCTTTGCGAACAGACCATTCCCTTCATAATACTCTTCTAACAGCGTGTCCGGGACTTCCGGTTCGGGCATATACTGGTAATGCTCCGTAGAGTCCTGACTCGTGCCATACTTATTGAGCATATTAATATAACCGTCCGTCCTGTACGGTCTTATGGCAACACCGGTCTGTTTTTCTATTAATCGTGCATACCGGTTTATCCGGTCTGTTCTTAATTCAGACATGTCTACCTCACTTATCCTTATAATCTAAGGTTGCAACAATCATCCTTATTATGATTCACATTTTCTTTCCAATAATTCCAATGTTCCTCGACATCCTCACACACCGACATTTCTTTGAACCCTGTTATCTTACCCAAATACTCAATCTTCTTCTCCAACGGTAACTGCTGATAACCGCCGTTCTTCAACGTGTATTCCGA